CTCCAGCTACATCAGCCGAATAGCCGCATCGATAAAACTTAGAAAATCTGCCGTAAACGCCACCGTCGGCCGCTTCTTGCCGCTGGGCCAACGTAGTGGGGAAGTTCCACGGACACGTGCGCTGTATTCGTACGTCGGGCGTAGCGACACGCTGCAGACTCAACTTGTTTGTAAAGTTTAGTGTGAGCGTCTCTTCTGTAATTTCCTGTGGATCTCCAGCCACCCCGCGGAATAGCATAGTGGACTCGGTTGTCACAATCCCGCTCGGCAGATCGACAAAAGCGAAATTAACCGTAAGCTGCGCACCCCTGAACCCGATGGACGCGTTCAGTTCAGACATCAGGGCGTCTGCATTCCCCAGCACGATGGAGAGCTGGGACATACTATCCATGGCATCATCGGCCGATAGCTGCAAAGTGAACAGGTTGTGTTTCAGTACTCGTGCGACATACTGCTGCCCGCTGAAGACAATAGAGTGCGAGCTCCAATAGTAAGTGTCTCCGCTGGACATCTCGCATTGAAAGAAGAGTATAGGCGTATCGGCTACGGCGAGCTGCTTGACGTAATTGATTGTTGACATGGCGAATGTTATGTCGTTTCTATGCTGATTAAAGTTGAGAACAATCCAGGAGCCTGGGACTCGAATGTGACGCTATTTCCCAGAAGGTGCGCGTTCTGATAGACTCCGCCGGCTGAAGCGGTGGCCCGGTAGCGCGACGGACTCGATTGCGCCTCAAGTTGCGGCCCCCAAACGACCATGGTTTGAGCTGCTGGCACAACAATTGAAACCGTAAAGCTCAGCTCGTTATCGGACAGTTGCACCGAATTCACAAGCCGAGCCCAGCTACTCGTCACAGGATAAGTTTGGCTCTGCGACGAAGTCGCGGCAAGGCCCAAACTGAGAGATGATGAAACTGAGGCTAGTGCATATAACGAAAAGCAGTATTGAAAGTTAGCGGGCGCCAGTATCTGCTGCTTCAGTTGCTGGTCCACTTGGCCCGAATTCACCAGGGTGAAGGCCGTTGCGCCTCCTAAGGGATCGGTAGCTCCGGCGGTCACTGACAAGAGCGGATCGGCGGCCCAGGCTCGCATCGTTAAGCTGCTACTGTTGCTGAGCATGTTGTCCGTGGGATCGATAAAGATGAATGGCTGAAGCGGCCCCTGGCAGGCGACGAAATGCCCTTGCAAGGCCGTCTGATCCGCGCTATTTAGGTCTGTATAGGAGAGATCCCAAACACATTGCGTATTGGCATTGATGTTCGACGCCAGCATGCTGCCGTCCGCAAATGTATTGACTGTCGATTGAATGACGCGCCGCTTTCGCAAAGGGTATTGCACTTGCGCGCCGCTGGATAATTGTGGGAAAGCGATGCTAGACATTCCGGGCCACCAAAAAACCGTTCGTTTCGACTACCCAGAAACTGGATGAAGAAAGGTCTGTCGCAAGATAGTCAGTTACTAGGGTGCTTTCCCCGATTACGCAATTAGGAACTGTGAGGCCGCTATAAGGATCGGGAAAATAAAACAGCGAGTACTGGCCGCGGAGTGACTCGAAGAAATTCTCCAACTGGTGAATTTCATCCTCGTTAAGGAACGATAATTGCACGTGCCAACTGCGCAATGATTTACCGCGCGCCATGAATCGTTGATCTGTCCCATCAATGAAGCGGATAATCTCCACCGGAGACGTATATGAAAGAGGCAACGGATACTGCGCAACGGCGCCCGTGCTGAGAGCAGGGAAGGTGAGCATCTTGCTATATCTCCGATATCACGTCGTTCAAAGAGCTTGAGGTCAGCAGAGCCTGCTTGACAATCTGCACAACCTGGACGCTATGCGCGGCCTGTTGCGGCCCTGAGCCGCTTTGCTGATAGACCGGACCGCCTTGACCGCCGGAGCTCAGAGTAGAGTGAACCCCCAGCGCGACGGAACTGGCCGAACTTACGGTACCTATGTTCAACGAAACCTGCTGGGACGCGGGCATGACAAACGGAGTGGGCACGGCTGGTGTGGACTTGCTTCCTCCGAAGAGGTTCAAGAGCTTGCCAATAAAGCCGAACGCTCCAGAGGACAAGATTCCACCACCGATAGCGCTCGAGATGCCTCCCGAAGCTGCGGAACCCAGCAGAGATTCCCAATTTGAACCACCCCCAGATCCGGTAATCTTGGTGTGCAAGGGGCCGAACTTCAGCGCCTGAACGACTGAGCGTGCCCCGGAAGGATTTACGATTCGCGCGGCGGGATCAAGCGGTGAGCCCCCCTTAGGTACGCTGCCCAAAGATGAACTGCTCGCCCCCGGAACCGGTGACTTCCTAAGCTTGCCGGTAAAGCTATTCTTTAATTTCGCCATTGTCTTGTTCCTTTAACCACTGCTCATTCAGAAAAAATATTGCGTCCGCTACTTTTGCATCCTCGTTCATCAGCGACCCGCCGCCTGCTGCCTTCCAATAGCCGAACCGTTCCAACAGCTCCAGGCTTTGAGCCGAGATGATGGACTTTGGACAAGCCATGGATACAACGCCCCTCCGAGCCCAAACGGGACGGTTCGATACCTTACCTTTAGGGGGCTCGGACATAGCCGCTGGAGTCCACGCACACTTTCGGACACGCACCAAGCCGCTCGTCTGACATGAATCGCAGTCCCACGCGGCTGGCGCTGTGACATGGAAATGGAATGCGATTAAGAGTTTTTTCTTTCGGAGTCCGCGAGTTCGAGATGCGCTCGGATGGCATCTGCGATTTCACTTACCAAGGCCTCGGGCCCTTGGCCGATCAACATAGCAACCGACGCCGCTTGGCCATCAATCTTTAGACCTTTTAGATCCACAACTGCCCACTCAAGATAAAGCTTCTTGACGAGAAGATCGGCAATCGAGGCTTCGAGTTGATCCGTCAAGGGGCCTGTTTTCAGGAACTCATTCCGGAGCGTCAATTCACGGATTCTGGATAATAACTCGATACGTTGCGATAGAGATACTCGCCGAAGGCTGAACTCTACGCCTGGAAAGTCCTCGCTTTCAAGCCATAGCAGGCTTTCGTAAGACTGTTTGCGGGGCGCATTCGCGCCCGTGCATAGGTTACGCCAGCGCGATAACAATTTCATCATTGTTGGTTCCCTGCGCCACGTCTAGTCTGAAATCCCAGATAAGGCGGTTATCCCGGTCGTCATAGATAGGAATCTCCAACCCGACGGCCGGCATATAGATGCCCATCATTTGGCCTTGTTGCTGGCCGAGTTGAAACATCACCGAAATGGGAGCTCGCTGTTTTGCGGCGAGGTAAAGATCTCTGACGGTAGTGCTATCGTCCGCAAAGAGCGAGAAATTGACCGATACGTCTCTAGGTCCGCCGGCGATGGAGCGTGGATAAGCGCTTCCAAACTCAATATTTCTCGGAACCAGGTTGTTCTTTACCTGAATGCTAGCCTGTGTCAACGTAAAGACCTGCTGGGCGGTAAATCCCAGCCAAGCTTCCCCTAGATTTCCCGGCACAATTGAATAATCGAAGCCACTCAAAGGTGGTTCAACCGGAAAGCCTTGCAAGCCTGCCGAGCCCGCGACGAAGCTCTCCGAGTCAATCAGGTCGGCGGCTAAGCCGGAAAATGTCATTTCGTGAAAGCTGCCGTTCAAATCTATGGACAACGAATCAACCGTGGCGCCGGTGACAATCCGGTTGACGGCAGTCGCCGGATCCCAGTAGTCGAATAGGCTGCAGCTCGGCAATACGTTGCCGAGCGGGTACGTGAGGCAAGGCGTCAGCGAGCTTCCTTGTGCCGGATTCGATGCAAATGGAGCGTTTAGCATCACGGTCGACTGGTCTAAAATACTGACAACAAACCGGATTTCGCTCCCTTGTGAGAGTCCGTTGCCAGGCAACAATCCGTGCGGCGAAGTAGTCGCCAGCTCCAGGGAATTCGTAAGATTCGCCACAACCAGTTGGCTGCAAAGAGAAGGTATGCCGCCGCAGGCGGATTGCAGCAGCGGTCCATAACCCGGCGCGTTGTTTGTGTCCCAGGCCGTCAGATAAGTTGTCAAGCTGAAAGCCGTGGCTCGTCTGGATAATGGTGAAGACCCAAGAAACGTTCTGGTCCCTGTCTTGTCTCGCCGGAGCGATTGCTGTAACTGCTGATGTGCCTGGAGTTCCACAGCGGACAGACGGTTCGTTGCATCTACGATTGGAACCTGGCCGAAGCTGCTCTCAAGCGCGGCGTAGAATCGATTATCGTTAGTCGAAATGTAGTTAGCCACGATTTTTCTTCCTAAGTGATATTTACGTCCACTGAACAGCTCACTCGCGCAAACTCCACAAACCCGAAGCCGCCAGTCTTGGGGGGCTGTACCTGCACGTCGTATAAACCGGTGAAATAGAAGCCGTCACCCCAATCACCCTGATTGGCCCGCATGATAGAGGTGACGCCTTCCACGTAATAATGGAGTCCTGTGCTAGTCGGAGCCAGCAGGTTACCGCTAAACCACACGTCGGCTGCCAGCACAACCGACCCGGAGAATGAGCAGAATTTTTGCGATTGCAGATTCTTCACTTGAGTGCAATACAGGCAAACACGCGGATAAGTCAATTGCGCATTCCTATCGGCCATGTCGGGCGATATAGAGGTAACCACAATTTGACTGCTCGATATGGCGGGCAGAACAACTCCCGACTGAGCTGCAATGGCGTTGACGGCCATCTGCAGAGCGGAGTTAGTGGTCAAGAGGCTCGCCAGTTTCTCCGGCGCCAATAGAGTTAGCGGTAACATTTCAACCTCTCAAGATCTGTTTCGAAGTTCTGATGTAGAAATTGGGCCATTGCCCCTGCCCAGGCGTGTTGCCAATCACGATGCCGGTGGTCGGCAACTGCCAAGTGGAACCGGTCAAGTTGGGCGTGCTGTTCTGGCGCGTTGCGGCCGTCTGGTCCACGCCAATGTAAACGTTCCAACCAATAGCGGTTTGCGGAATATCCAGGGCTCCCTCCGCCATGGCGACGGAGATACTGGAGTTGGCAGGAAGAATCAGCCCGTTAACCGGACTGGGCGCGCTCTCGCATCCCTTAATGTCAACCCAAGTTGTCTGGACGTAGAGCGCAGCCGCGCTGGCCGTTCCGGACTGCACCGACACCAGAGGCATGGCCGGCTCACTAAGCGCGTTGAATACAATTCCGATACCGGATTGGAATGCAAAGTCCGCAGCCGCCTTCGATTCATTCTGATATTCCTGCCATTTACCTTGGAAGCGCGTGTTTAATTGGAGGTTGTAAGCCTCGGCGAAGATACGGCTCAGCGACTCAAACGCCAGCCACCGAGTCAAAGGATCAGTGACAACCACGGTCGAAAGCCCAATAACGCGGCGGGTGAGGAATTGCGGATCCGACGCCCCAATGTTGAGCAACCACAACAGCAAGCGGTCACCAATCGCGCTTGTCGCAAGCGCTATTTTCGTATTGACGTTGATGTCGTGGTCAGATGCAACCTGCACCAGCGTGCCTTCATATTCCAGAAGGTTTGCAATAGTCAAGATCCCTGTGTCGGTAAAGAGTGCCATTTGGGATTATTTCCTGGCACCGGGTTCAGGAACGTTAGTCGCGTTCGATTTCAAAGCCGTTTCCTCCGGCGCCGATACGATCGTGACCTGCAGGCGACGCGCCATCTCTGCTTTTTCAAATGCCTTCTTGTCGGCGACCTGCTTGGCAACATGAGTCTTTCGCTCGGCGTCGGTAGAGACCGTGACACGGCCCTCCACGATGAGCTTGGCTGCATGCTCACGCGACACTTCCGAGACTATGCCGGGTCTGCCGCCGTCTGAGGTCTCCAGGCTGGTCACTAGAACATACGGTTCAGCGATTCCGGACTCGATCTCTCTAAGCTTTCGATAGTACTGTCTGACGTCCATGTGATCTTCTCCTATGCTTCTTTCCCGCGGGAATCGGCACGAAACCGAATCCCGCGAGGCTTGTCTTGTTTAGCTGTTGATCTGAACCGCGAAGTTATTGCGCAGCACGCCACAACCGTAAAGAATGTCCACCGTGAACTGCTGGGCCAGCGTATTCGGCTGGTAGCTCATCACAACGCGGACTCCGAAGTTACCCATTTCGGCGTATTCAGCAACCGCGCCGGTGCCCGGCAGAGGCTGAGGCAAGCGGCGAACCACCAGGCCAATGGCATCTTTGGTGAATGCCAGATTGTGGGTGTTCGGGCTTGCGGTCCCGGTCGTCGAAACGAATTGCGAACGGAAGATGAAGAAGTCTTTCATCTTGCCGACGTTGCCTTCCACCAGGGCGCGCAGGCCGGCTTCACCGGCGCTGTAGTACTCGCTGAACCGAGGTATCTGGCGGATCGCCGAGTAACTGTTGGAATCAACAACCAGATACTTCGATACACTCGACGGAACCAACGCGCTGAAGAGTGCCGTTTCCGCCGAATCCACAACCGCTTCGGTGATCGGCGTGCCAGCCGTACCGAGCGGTGTGTTGGCAGTAAATTGGCTGTAGAGGCCAAGCAGATCGCGCTCCACTCGGGAAGCAATGGCAACCACGGCAGGTTGCATGTAAGCCTTCAGCAGCTCCGGGAAAGCCAGCGCCTTAGTTACGTCAGGAATCTGAAACGTCGCTTCGGCATGGGTATTGAGCACAATCTGAGCGTTGCCCAGATTGGGATTCTGGGGAGTAACGGTGCCACCTTCGGCGATGTTGTTCGCCACCAGCACCGGAGGAATCGGAACGTTGACTGTGTCACCGGCATGTGCCAGCACAGGTTCATAATCCCGATTCACCAGGTTGCCCATAACAAGGTTCCCCATCAAAGCTGGCAGCGCATCGGCGGCAACCAGTTTCACAATGGCGTTCGCCAGATTTGCAGATGTAATTGTCGACATAAGTCTCCTAAAAAAAATAGCGGCACCGAAGTGCCGCACCTATCCATTTGCGGACTCCGTGCGCACAATGCGCATCGGCCGGCCCGCGGTCTACTCTAAGCCGTCAGCTTTGCTAGACTCCTCGGATTGCCTGTTGGGCGATCCTTGCAATCTCCTGACGCACCTGATCCAGATCTTCTTTCTTCATTCCCGGCTTGATACTTTCAAGCGTGACTCCAGGGGACGCATCCACGGAAGCATTGCGCACCGGCGCCTTTGCCCCGCTGCCGCCCGAAATGCGGGCCGGCAACAGCTCCGGATTTTCCTGCACGAAGCCAGCTAGATAGTCCTGCAGGGACTTCGCGTCCGGGCCTTTGCTGAGCAATCTGCCATCCTCCGTGCGCGTAATATCTTCCTTAACCGCGCGGAACGCCAGGTCCACTTTCGCAATGCCTAACCGCTGCAGTTCGCTTCTGATCTGCGAGTTGCGGTCGGCCTCTTCGGCCATCGCGCGTGCCTTCTTGTTCTCTTCCACCAGTTGGTTCACCCTCGATTCCAGGCTTTCGCGTCTCTTGCGTTCGTCGTGAAGCTCGGCTTTATAGGCGGGCTCCGCCTTCCTTTGCTCGGAATTCACAAACTCCTGAATCGCCTGCCGCACGATGTCTTTCACGTCCTGCCCGACGACAGGCTGGTTCTCATTCAATAGCTGTTCTGACATTTGCACCTCGTATAACTAAGTCGTTTGCGCATCTATCTCCTGCGCAATCTGATCCTTCGTTTCCTGCCTCGCGTCGTTCAGATATTTGAGCGCGAGCCTTTGGAAGATTTGTTTGCGGAGCGATGGCGATTGAATGTTTAGCTGTAAGAGTTTGTTCGCCTGATCCAAATCTGTCCCAAAATCGTTTATATCCATTTCATCCATGCCGGCCACATAGATCTGCACACTGTCCTGGCGCGCCTCGCTTATGCTGGTGAGTACCTTTTTGATGCAGTCTTTGACGATGCTTGCATAGGCACGCAGCACCTCCTGGGTGACTGTGACCTCTACCTGTTTGCTAACCTCGGATTGCGCTCTGCCCGACAACGTTTCGCCTGAAATCTGAGACAAGTAACAGACCCGGTAGATCTCTTCCTTCAGAACCTCCAGATTGTCGGCCGCAATCTGGTAGACCTTGCCGTCCGGCTCTGTCCATCCGAACCGGTCATTGGCGCCCAACTGTATGTAATAGCTTTCGCCCACAATCTGATTCCATTCGCGGTCCGAGTAAATCACCGGCATCGCGAACAGGCCCATGGTGATGGCCCATCCCAGCGAGTTCGACTTGTTGAAGTGTTCCAGTTGCAGCAGCGCCGCCTTGTTCAGCAGCCATAATCCGTCGTTCAAGCGCAAGCTGATCATCGGAACCCGGTTCTGCCGGGCCATGGCGTGCGGCCCGCGGTCCAATAACACGATGTCGCCAGTTCCGTCGGTCTGCTGAACACGCTTGTAGATTCGATATTCCGTCTTGTCGTAATAAGCCCAGCGCGTCTCTTTCACCAGGTCAGGTGAATCGACGCTTAGTTGCCGCTCGCATTCGGTCCGCAAGACGATCCAGTCGTAGTCGCCTCGGTCGTCGCAGCTCCAGTTAATGAGTTCTTCCGCGCCGTAGTGAATGAGAAATGCGCGTGACAATCCAATAGCGTCTTCCTCGGCCCGGTTTCGGGCAGGCTGCTTGGAAACCGGAAAGTCGACGAGCACGTGGCTCTGGCCGGTCACCAGCGCTTCCGTCAGACAGCCTCGGAAGAACTGTGACAGTTTGGTTCCGCGCAGATCGCAGTCGTCGGTGAACTGTGACAGAAAATTCCGGTCGGAATCTAAGCCATCTTCAAACTGAAGGCTCGGTTCACGCCGGAACAGCGTAGCGCTATACCAATCGACAATGGAGCCAATATAGTTTTCGTAGAAGACCCGCTGCAACCGCTCCAGATAGATGTCACCCGGTTCCCTTTGACGTTGCTGCAGATAATGGCCCGCGCGCTGCTTGAATTCAAAACCCCCTGCATAAAGGTCGCGGTATGTCCGCAGCATGCGGACGTGATGCTTGTAGCTGGGGTGTTCTGTATCGATTTGCATCATAAGTTATTTCTCCTTAAGGCGGCTCCTAAAGAATCCGCGTGCTCCTGTTTCCGGCCGTAGCCTTTTCGCCATACATCTCCCAGATTGCATATCCAAGGGCGTCCGAGGCGTGCGTTCGCAACGGATCACGCAGCTTGTCGATTACACCCGAATCCGGCTTGTACATCACTTCCTCAAAATCCTTCATCAGTTCCTTGCAATTCGTGCCGATTTCCAGTTGCACTTCACCGCGCGCATTCGTCAGCAGGGCGTTAACCTTGCGGATTCTGTCCAGCACTGGCGGATTTGCGTTCGGCACCCTTATTCGAACGTTTCGAAAGCCCGCTTTTGCTAAGAACGTCTGCAAGGTGCTATAGTCCGTCGTCCCGGTGGTGTGCATGTTCTTTCCGCTCGCATCGCCGAATATCTCCAGCCCAGTCGCGTGCCCCTTGTAACGGTTCTCAAACTCCATACAGGCTTCCGCGGTGGTCGCGCGGTTCAGCACAATCTCGTCAATCACAACCAGACGCTCGCCTTGCTTATGCAGAATCACCGAACTCATGGGAGAGACGTTAAAATCAAGCGCCCACATCAGCAATAAGTGCGGATCATACTGGGCTTTGATCACATGCACGGCCGGATTAAAGCAGTAATAGACTCGGTCCGCGCGGCTGTTCAAGTACTCGCCCATGACCTCCTGCTGATAAAATTTCGGGTCGTAGCTGCTTTCCAGCCGATCATAGTAATCCGGAGTTCGCTTCAGCAGAAACTCGTTCTCAAACGGGCGCGCGCATACGCATCCGTAACCGGCCACCGGAGCCTTGATGAACTTCCGATAGATCCAGTCATGACCTTGCGGCGTCCAAACACCGAAACCGGCAAGATCGGCCGCCTTCGGATCGCGCAAACGCGCTTCTAAACGCTGCCACGCCTGCTCGGTCGCATACGACAACTCATCAATTCCGAACCAAGCCAAATTCGTGCCGCGCAGCCGTTCAGGTTCATCCAGCGAACGTAACAGGACCAGCGTGTCGGCCCCCAACACGTGCAGTTCACCGTCGCTCCGCTTATGCTCATACTCAACTTCCAAGTCCTCCAGCATTCCAGTCAAACTATGCAGCGATGCGTCGCGCAGCATTCCAAATGTGGGAGCGGCCAGCATTCCCTGCCGTCCGCGATTGACAAAAGATCGCCGCAGAGTCTCAAAACACAGCGCGGCGCTCTTACCCGATCCAACCGGTCCGGAGAACCCCTTTAAGCGCGCAGTGAGTGCCTGAAAGGCAGCCTGGGAATCGAGCGGGGTGTGCACCCAACAACCTTTCCGCTTCTCGCCACCCCGTCGTTCGTCCTGCGCATCGACCCTCATCCGCTCACAAAGTTAGCTTGAGGTGGTTTGAACTCATTTTTTTTTAGGGTCTAAGTCATTGTTTCGATTGGAGAAAAAGTTTTTTCTGATTCCGTGAACGTCTTGCAGAATGCGCCTGCAAGGGTCTTGACAAGCGGGCTTTGTTTCTGAAACATAGCGTTTTTGTTGGGTTTTTTGCAGTTTTTCTGGAGCG